GTCAGTCACATGTCGCCACCCCCACGAACAGTGGGTGTAGCGCTTGGAGGGGAGAACCCCCGTATTCCGAGCGCGTCGTCGATGGTAAGCGAGACTCCTCTTCTGTCCAACTTTTCACGCCACCAACCAAGGACGTCCGTCCAAGGTGTGCGACGATCAAACTGGCGTGCCAGAGGAGGAGGAAGTTTAAGCTTACCTGGTTTCATGTCCCGTGGGCGGCACGGTTTATAGTGTCCTCCGAGTGCCCAGTACAAACCGTGCGACATACGAGATATGTGCGCACGGAACACTCGGTTCGTCACGAAGCATGTCCCCGGGAGAGGACTATCCGAGCACTGAGAGGTCTCGGGGTAGCCGCTTTCCCACATGCTCCGGATGCTCTCGTACTTCCGCGGGTCGGAAGGAGAGTAGAACACGTCAACACGTGTCGCGTACTTGGAAGGGTTAGTGTCCTCACGGACCAATTCGTAAAGAGAAGCACGAACGCATTTTGGGACGGAGCGCATCCCTTTGCTAGGATGGCCCAAACCGCCGAGGGCGGCCGGGAGCTCCGGTGGTCTTCCCAATCTGCGTGCCTTGGCTCGCACATCTTTACAAAGGACTCGGGCAACACGGCGCAGTGCTTTCCACTGACCGGTGAAGTAATAACCATTCCCCTTGTCCATAACCCCGTTACCGTCCCGCATGAACTGCTTGAGAGGGTACGGGTTGAAGAACTCACAACGAAGTGTACGGCTGTTGACCAGACCGAACACTTCGCAGAACGTGAAGCCCTTCTTCCCGAAGAAAGATTTCCTCTCGTGCAGCCCACTGCCTATGTCTTTAACTCGTATGGCATAGGCGTCCTTCTGACTTTGTCGGCAAACGGAAACCACGTCATCACCACAGATCGCGGTATTCTTGCCGAGGGGCTCACAAGCCCACCCGTTCAATATGGACAACACCGTGAAAGAAAGAGGGGTCCCCATGAGGCAACCCCTTCTCATCCACACTTTGATGGTGTCTGGAACGTCCACGTAAGAACGGCCCGTCAGAAGGAGCAACTCCCGCCAGTCCGCTTCGGTGAAATGCTTCTTTCGGTACTCTACATAATGCCTACTTTCGCCGACGCCCAAGGAGTCGGCAGCCAGCCTAAGCAGGTCTGGGGACAGACCTGCCTTACCAAGACCCGAAAGTACGGCCTTGATGGCATCATGGGAGAAACCGTCAGTTGCTTTTGTCAAGTCAGCACTAAGATACTGCTGACCACCGCGCAGCTTACCACGGAACCCCTTAACAGAACCGTCTGGTTGGATCCGAGTTCCAAAATCGGCAATCCGACCATCAACCTTTCGAAGACGGTGAAAGAGGGCTTTCCTGCAAATGGTACCTGCAGTAAACGAACTAGCGGGAGGTACGGTAATGATTCGTGTCTTGCATCCCTGCTCCGCAATGGGAGTCGCAACGTGGGTGACCACGTTCTCAGTTCTCCAGACGGACTTGCCGTGTTCCTCCATCGCCAACAAGGTTCCGTAACCTTGCAGGAACTCGGGGTACTCAAGCTCGTCAAAAGGACCCTTGCGAATCACACGGAGCAGCCGGTTGAGGAGAGAGTCTTTTCCTGGGAAGGGTGGCGAACGACTCGCCGCTGCGAGGATACGGCCCTCCATACGCGACCTAAAGAGGTCACCATCAAGGTCAGACCCGATGAGCGTACGGAGGTGTTCGTCGTAACCCCCTTTAGACCCAGGACACTCCGCAACCGCGTTCTTAGACGCAGGACAGAATTTCCAAGTACAATTTCTCAACTTACCCTTGAACATCACCCTAGTGTACTCTTCGATGCTCGCCCTGACTACGGGGCGAACGTACACTGGCTCAAGGATGTTACGGGCGTGGTTCAAAAGACCGGCAGAGGTGCGTTTTGGAGTGGCAACGGGAAGAGCGCGCGCGAACCTCGTGAAGGCGAGGGCGCGACGCGGCTCAGTTGCCGCCAACCGTCGAAGCCACCTCTGAGCCGGTCCTGGGAAATCCTCCACGTAACTGACTTCCCGATCCGTGAGGCAAACGTCACGGATGGACACGGACACGTCCTTCAACGTGTCGCAAATCCAGTCAGTACCGCGAGGACCGGAATTGGTTACCCACTTCCGGACTTCCCAGCAACCACGCTGTTGAGAAATACCACTGGCCACGAAACCACCCCACACTGCCTGCCAGACAGCAGTGTGGGTATCGACTTTACGCCGACGGGACTTCTTATCGCCACTTTCGGAGCGATGAGAGGGACCGGCTACACGGCCAAGAAGAAGTGACGGAAGTCGCTTCTTGATGATCTGCGTATAGCGGGC